CCATATATGGTTCCCTTGGTTGTAACCTGAGCGTCTTCTCATGGAGATAGACGACTTAAGGAGGTCACAGACGTATCTTTCCGCTACGAATAAGGAGCGATTTGGATACAGGGACTACACATTTACAAAATATGCAGTATATAAAAACAAATCGGTATGCACCTATAAATTCCGGTGCAGTCTCACTGTTAGCAGTGGGCCATGATCCATCGAATGGATGCATGACACCTCTTAGCATACCATATATGGTTTCCCATATAAGGTGCAAAAGTGTTATTTCAAGCTCGAAACCTAGTTTCGAGTTAAAATCAAAGACTACGAAGGATAATAAAGGAATTGTTCCTTCATCTGGATATATTGGGGATACTAGATTTGATCTACTTATCCCAATCTTTAGTAAATCTCTAGGAGAGATATTCTCTCCAGAGGAGCTGAGCACCTTCATCAACCTCACGGTTGTATCGCATGATAAGTTTATAAAAAATCATGGGATAATAGAAGGAACAGCTAAATGGAAGGTAATTACTACCTACGCAACTGCTCTTCTTGAAGGGCGGGAGCCAGAGAACCCAGGATGGGTTTCAACTGGTCGCAAAGATAAGTGGCCAAAGGCCTTAACTCATCTTCGACCCGTATTCCATCTAATTATCGATAGTATCGATAACAAAGACACGGAATATGTACAGACCGAAGCCCGTAGATTCCTTAATACCCTATTTAAGTTAAATAGGGTGTGCTCTGCCAATAAAACTCTTGAAACTCTTCACGAGTTAAAAACAAGGTTTAAATTGGATCCAGAATTACTAAGACGCTTCGAGAAATTTTCCCGAGAGTTCTTAGCTGATGTCAGAGATAATATTACTCTCTCTGATATCTCCTTCGAATTATTTCTTGGTCCTAGTCATGGACCTAATGGAAAGCCAAAGCTGGAAACAGCTTCGGCCGAAGCAGCCGTACTGGTAAAAGACATAAAACTATATAGTGCCTTAAAGGATATGTGTGTTATAACAAACAACAACACATTCCTTAGTTTTGTTGAGCGAATCGCCCAAGAAAACAAAATGGTAACTGATCACATCCTTTTACGGAAAATAACCAGTATTGCAGATAAAGGCAACAAGGCTCGCGTAATCGCAATTTGCGATTTCGTGACACAATCTATACTAGCTCCTGTTGAACGGATTGTTGTGAAAACAACAATGACATTGTTTCGTAAACAATGTTGTTATTATTCACACAGTCAGGGATGGGATGATATTCAGTCCCAATCTGAGGAAGTTCGCCAAGGCTTGGTGTCGTTAGACGCCAGCGCTTGGACGGATAACTTACCCGCTACCCTTCAGTACATTGTAATGAAGGCGCTGTTTGGACAACGACTTGCAGATGCTTGGTATGCATTTGCAGTGAAGTGTCCATGGTTTGTTCATCCTCGGGCCCGGCCCATAACTTATGGGAAAGGCCAAGGAATGGGAACAAAGGGTAGTTTCGCAATCGCGCAACTAACCGACCTGATCTTCGTAAAGTTCTCCCTTGGAGAGCTTTATCCGGATTCTGATGACCCCTACTTTATGAAGGTAGGGGACGACCTAATTGTCTTCGATCCATCACGTAAGCTACGCGATAGATACGAACAAATAGGGGTCCCTATTAATCTTACCAAAAGTAAATTCAAAACTACTTCTGGTACGTTCACAGAGTTTGTCTCAAGAAACGCTTGGAATGGTAATGACTATTCCATAGTTTCTCCAGGGCTGATTTCTAAATTCCTTAGAAATGACCATTACGGACCCACTCTCTTCAATCATTTGAGAGAGCGGGACCCCACGTATCCTTCCTTTATCGAAATTTTCGATATGAAGAAGGAGATTTTGTCTAAATCCAAAATGAACTTAGACCTATTGGAGGACCGGACACGTACAGTAGTTAAATTAACCACAGTACTAGATATCGCAGAGGGTACTCAACTTGTTGAGCATCCTGACGATATTTGGGGGGACACAAGTACAACAGAAATTCTGTTGTTCTTGGAGAACCTCATCCTGTCAACACTTGGTGCACTCGTTCACGCATCAACACAGTTGATGGGTGACCGTAATGCCAAGATAGCACGAGCGAAAGCAGAATTGCTTCTCAGTCGTTTAAGTTTACTTTCTGATGGCGACGATTTAATAGATTTCATTGAATCGAATTCAATGAGTCTTGTCGAAGCCGCTGCGGCACAAGAGATGATATCCCTTGCTCGCGTTTCGCGGACAAAGTACGATAAAGGAATCAACATAGTTGTTCCTGAACGAACTCTGCTCAGAAATTTAGATACGTGTAATTCATACATAATCGAACCTGAATCAATTCAGTTTTTACTGAAAACTCAGGACAAATTAGGTGAAAGCGTTGTGGGTTATAAAACCACGACACGACTATCCTTATTTGATAAGGCCAATACAAAAACTGTATTGTACTTATATCGATACTTGAATGGTGTTCTAAAGTATAAGACTAAAGCCCTAAACTTAGAAACTGGTCAATATCTTCTGCCTTATATAAAGGAAGAAGTATATGAAACGTTATCGGTTGATCTAATCAGCCAATACGCTAACCTATTCAAGTTTGACGTTATGCTTGATCAAATCGAAGCTATTCGCCAAAATGAGAATATAGATGCCTTAGATATTTCCTTTCGTACTCAAGAGCACGATGAAACATCAGGGACTGACAACCCCACGATGTGAAGTTGCGTTCGCCAAAGGTGATCCTATTGGAC